AGTTTGAAATATTATGACAATCGTGATTTATTAGAAGCATTAGATACATTAGATCGTTATAGTCCAGAATACGTGACATTCAGCGATAATGCTTGCTTGAGTTGGATATTCAGATATCAAGGTCAATTGACTCAAGGTCAATTGAATAATCTTACTGTACAAAGTTTTGTAGGTAATCAATTAATATTGAGTGGTTTACCAGCAATACCAAGCAGTCGTATTATATTTGAACCAAATGATTTGATACAGATTGGTAATAATAAGTATCCATTCACAAGCACTACACAAATCACAAGAGGAAGTGGTAGCACAGTAACTATCACTACTAATAGACCTAATATTTTATCTAATAATGTTGTAGGTAGTGGTATCATCGTAGGTAACGCCTGTGAATTTTATATGTTCTGCCCAAATATGCCTACATATAAATTGATACCAGGTGGATATACTAGAAGCAATGGCACTACATTGAATAACGCATTGATTGAATTCAATGATAGTTTTAAATTATATGAATGGGTAGGAACAGCATAATGCAAACTATACCTCAAGTCAGTAATAATGCCACGCAAATCAATAGTGCAGAATTTGTCAAATTGACGATATTCAATGAATATCCTCCTACTGATGCGGCGAATATAACAGCAAACACTACCTATATCATACAAACTACAGGTAATACCAATTGGACTAGTATAGGTGCGAGCAGTAACGCAGTAGGTACATATTTCACAGCCAATAGTGCAGGTACAGGTAATGGCACCGCAAGCAATGTCACAGTCATCACAGCAAGTAGTAGTTATAAAGATGAAGTCATAGCAGGTAATACATATAGTGCCTTGCAAGGATTATTACAAGTTGGTACACAAAGCAGAAATATCCGTGTGACACAAGGTGATACTACAATATCATTGAGTGGTATCGATGGTAATAACATTTATAATGTATTGGCTACAAAAATAAGAGGTAGCGAATTAGAAATATATCGTGGTTTTTATGATGCCAATATGAACCTAGAAAGTCCAGTCTACCAACGTTTTCGTGGTATAGTCACGACATATAGCATCACAGAAGATAGAGAAGGACAAGACGATAACTTCACAGTAAGCATAAATGCTAGCCCTTATAAGGCAGTTTTAGAGAATCGCATAGCAGGACGTAAGACCAATAAAGAAAGTTGGCAATTCTTCAATAGCACAGATACTAGCATGGATAATGTTTATAGTATCAGTGGTGTACAATTCGATTTCGGACAAGATCCAAAAGGTAAGACGGTCATACCAGGACGCGGTGGATATCCTGGTGGTGGCCCAGGTATCAATCCAGGCGTGAATCCAAATTTTGAACAACCATGAACATAAGATTAGCAAATAAATTTGATCTACCATATTTCATCAAAATGGTTCATAAGATACATGAACAAGGTGAGATAGGTACATTCGATGTAGAATTAAATGACGAATATCTAAATGCATTATTCGTCACAGCGATAAATGGTGGTGGATTAGTGTTGATCGCAGAAAGTGATGAACCAATTGGTATCATGTTCGCATTGATAGCACCAAACGTTTGGTCAGAAAAAACATTATTAATGAATGAATTATTATGGTATGTAGAAGAAGAATATAGACATACTAGAGCAGGTTATCTCATGCTTAAAAAATACCAAGAAACATGTGATGAATTGATAAAAAAGAAAAGAATTCGTTTTCATACTATAAACACAGCAAAGCCTATGTTTGAGATTGATTTCACAAGATTTGGTTATGAGAAGACCGCAGAAACATGGATAAGCATAGAGGAATGATATGGCACCAGTAGTAGCGTTTGTAGCAGCCGCAGTAGCAAAGATCACAGTAGCCGCTGTGGTCAAATTTGTTGTCACTACTGCATTGAGCATTGGTGTTAGCAGATTGTTAGCCAAACGTGCCTTACAAAAAGCACAGGCAGGTGGCGATGGTGGCGGTCGTGTTCAATTACCTCCAGCAACAGATAATAAGATACCTGTAGTTTATGGTCAAGCATTCATAGGTGGTAGCATCATTGATGCTATGTTAAGCACAGATCAAAAAACTATGTGGTATGTCGTTGCATTGAGTGAAGTCACAGACACCACAGCATCAACCATAACATTTGGTGATATATATTATGATGGTAAATTAGTACAGTTTGGTACTAATGGTGCTGTCACCGCATTGATCAACAATAATACGACACCTAATCAAACTGATACTAGAGTCAATGGTTTCTTGAACATTTATTTGTATAACAATGGTAGTTCAAGCCCAACAAATAGTGCATTCACAGCACAACAAGTATTAAGCACAACGAATGGTGTACCTGCAGGTCAAGAATGGACTAGTACTGATGCTATGACCAATTGTGCATTTGCTATCGTACAAGTAAAATATAGCACAGACGCAGGCACTACAGGATTAGGTGCATTGACAGTTCAGGTATTCAATACTGAGACTGGACAACCTACAGGTCGTTTCAGACCAGGTACTGCTATAAAAGATTATATGTTAAACACAAGATATGGTTGTGCTATACCATTATCTCAGATTGATACTGCAAGTTTAACTGATTTGAATACATATAGTGATCAATTTATACAGTATGTTCCTGTAGCAGGACCACCAAATCAATTGATTAGAAGATATAATATCACAGGTCCATTGGATACAGCAACTAATTGCTTAGATAACCTACAGAATCTTGTAGATGCTTGTGATAGTTGGTTGCAATATAGTGAATTACAAGGCAAATGGAAAGTAGTCATCAATAAAGCGTATGATCAAGCACCAAATATACAAACAATCAATGATCTATTTGTAGTCAACAGCAGTAATCTTGTAGGTGGCATAGAAATAAGTCCTATCGATCTAAATGAGACATATAACCAAGTAGAAGTCGCATATCCAAATAGAGATATCAGAGATCAGACAGATTATCAGATAATTGATCTATATGATGTGTTGCCAAACCTATTGAGTCAAAACGAGGCAGTCAATAAATTAAACATCACATTAGGATTAGTCAATAATTCTATAAGAGCAAAAAATCTAGCAGCAAGACGTTTATTGCAAAGTCGTGAGGATCTAGTCATTAGTTTCCGCACAGACTATAGTGGTATACAAGTTGAAGCAGGTGATGTCATACGTGTATATCATGAAACATATGGTTGGGATGCTGATAATGGATTTCCTGATGGCAAATTATTCCGTGTCAGCGAAGTCATAGAGGAAAAAGATAGTAATGGTAATTTATTTGCTACGATGCGTGCCTTTGAATATAATGGTACAGTCTATGCAGATGATCCCGTACAAGAATTCATTCCTGCGAATAATACAGGTCTAAAAGATCCAAATATCATCAGCGCACCATGTGATCCAGTAGTCACAAGTTTCACAGATACCGAAAGTTTAGTCACAGGTTTCAAAGTAGAAAGTTGCGTACCCGAAGAAGGTCTTGTATTATATATGGACTTCAACTATGGTAATAATAGCAACGTATTGACACATTTATTGTATAGAACATTACAACAAAGCAATGGCGCTCCATTCGTCAATAGTCCTGATATCGCTAATGGTAATGTGACTAGCGTAAGCATAGATGTCAATGATCTTCCTGCAGGTAATTTATATTGGAGCGTGACTGCTAGAAATAATACATCAGGTAAACGTAGTGGTACTAGCAATGTATTTCCATGGAGTGGAGCAAACATACAACCATATGATCCTAATACAGGTAATGGTGGTATCATAGGTAATCAGATACAAAGTAATACGGTTACTGGTAATAATATACAACAATATACTATCATCAATAATAATATTGCTAATAATACGATCACTAATCAACAGATTCAAAATAATACATTATCAATAAATTTATTCAATAGTAATTTAAATATTGCTGAATTATTAGGCTCGACTACATTTGGAATATACACAGGTACCGGTAGTTCTTTATTACCTGTAAACGTAACTGCTAGAGCCAATTTTCAAGTACCATTTTATATAATTGGTACTAATCCTGGTTCTAGTTATATCTCACCATTTTTTCAAGGAACGAGTACTACTGCTAATGGATATTATGCCAATAGTACAGCAAGATGGTTACCAGAAGAAGCATCAATTTGGGAAAGAACTGATGGAGATTGGAATTGGAGAGTAGTCACAGATGTAAATTTAGC